AGTGCCGGTCTCTCCCCGTGAATTGAAAAACCCCTACCTGGCTCAAAAGTCAAAAGGATTCGCCAGGTCTCTTTACTTAGTTGGAGGTGGTTTCGTGACGAATCGTAGCCATCTTCAGGCGGTAGGCCCTGACACCCCAGCGCCCAAGCAGACTCCGAAGTCGATCACGGAGGCGCTTGCGGGTTCGAGTCGGGATGTGCTGGCTGCGATGCGGCAGGCGCTTGCGAAGAAGTTGGACGACGGCGAGGTCTCTTCGAATGCGATTGCGTCGGCGTACAAGGAATTGCGTGAACTCGATCGGCTGATTCGGCTGGCTGACGAAGAGGACGGCGAGGGGGAGGTGCCGGATGCCGGCAGCGCCCGCCGCCGAACGTTCGACGCTACGGCTCTCTGAGGTAGCGCGTCACGTCGTTATACCCGAGGGGATTGTCGATTCCCTATGGTTTGAGGTTGAGCCGCGTGTGGCCGAGTTCGGCATAGAATTTGACACCTGGCAGGACGGTGTGGCCCAAGTCATTCTCGGGTTGCGTGAGGATGGCATGTTTGCGGCGACTGTCGGCGGGATTACGCTATCTATTCCGCGTCAGGTCGCGAAGACGTTTATTGTCATGGTGCTTATCTTGGCGCTGTGCACTCTGTACCCGAATATGACGGTGTTGTGGACTGCGCATCGGACGCGGACGGCGACGAACACGTTTCAGAAGATGAAGGCAATGGCTTTGCGTCCGGCTGCCCGAGTCTATTTGAAGCCTGGGAGTAACCAGGGAACTGGGATTCGCGATGCTAACGGTGAGCAGGAGATCCCGTTCAAGAATGGTTCCCGTGTGCTGTTTGGCGCTCGTGAGGCTGGCTTTGGTCGTGGTTTCGATGAGGTTGATGTCGAGGTCTTCGATGAGGCGCAGATCCTGTCGATTCGGGCGCTAGAGGACATGGTTGCTGCTACGAATCAATCTCGGTTTCCGTTCGGGGCGTTGCTGTTTTATATGAATACGCCGCCGCGACCAAATGATCCGGGTGAGATGATTCTGGCGCGTCGCGCTGAGGCGTTGGCCCATAAGCAAGGGTTGCCGGATTTTGGTGAGCCCGTGGCGGCTGGTGATGCGCTGTATGTGGAGTGTTCGGCTGACTCGGATGTGGGGAAACCTGGTGGCCCATCGTTAGACGATCCGAGGCAGGTTGAACTCGCGAACCCGTCTTATCCTCATCGGACGCCTCCGGTTGCGGTTGCTCGTTTACGGAAGAACATGCCGGATGATGCGTCGTGGCGACGTGAGGGGCTGGGCGTTTACGACGACGCCGTACTCGATCCGTCTGTTATCTCGCGTGAGCAGTGGTCCGCCTTGGGGGTTGATTCTCCGCCCGTTGAGGGCATCGATTCGTATGGGGTGAAGTTTTCCCCGGATGGTGCGCTGGTGGCGCTTTCGGCGGCCCGTAAGGCTGCTGATGTGGTGCATGTGGAGTTGATCGAGCGTCGTTCGATGGGCGGCGGCACTGGTTGGCTGGTGGATTGGCTGGCTGGTGGGGAGTCGCCTCGTTGGCGTAAGGCCGCTCAGATTGTCGTGGATGGTAAAGCGCATGCTGGGAATCTGGTTAACGCTTTGCGGGCTGCGGGCGTTCCCGCGCAAGTGATTTTGACGCCGACGACGGATCAGGTGACGACGGCGCATTCGATGCTGCTGGATGCGGTGACGGAGAAGTCGTTGACGAACCTGGATCATCCGGGGCAGGCGACGTTGGTGGATTCGGTGGCGTCGTCTGGGCGTCGGGAGATTGGCAAGAATGGCGGTTGGGGTTTCCGGCCGCTTGGTGATGGTGAATGCACGTCGGCTGAGTCGGCGGTGATGGCCCATTGGGGCGCTAAGACATCGAAGAGACGCCCAGGGCGTAAGCAGAAGGCGGTGGTGATGACGTGAGCACTATCGCTATGCCTGCAGTGTATTTCCAGGCCCCGCAGGTGGTGGGGCTGGACCACCAGACCCAGGACCTTCTGGACCGGCTGGTGAAGGTGTGGCGGGAGAAGTTGCCGCGCAACCAGTTGCGGTCGCTGTACCTGGATGGGAAGAACCGTGCCCGTGACCTGGGGATCTCGATCCCGCCGGCGTTGCGGGATCTTGAGGTGGCCGTGGGGTGGCCTGAGCGTGCGGTGTATGGGCTGGCGCAGCGGTGCATGTGGGACGGGGTTGTGTCGCCGGCGAACACTGACGGTGGCACGGATGGGGATGACCCGTTCGAGTTGCGCGGGATACTGCATGACAACCGGTTCGACATTGAGTTGCCGAATGCGATTGCGGCGTCGATGACGCACAGTGTGTCGTTCATTTCGACCACGCCGGGTGATGTTCAGTCGGGTGAGCCTGAGGTGCTGATCATGGCGCACTCGGCGATGTGGACCGCTGGCTTGTGGGATCGCCGTCGCCGGGCCATGCGGGGGATGCTGGCCGTTGGGGACATTGACGACCTGGGGCACCCCACCGAGTTGACGATACTGACGCCGTTTGAGGCGGTGGTGTGCACCAAAGGCGCCGGGGGCTGGTACGTAGAGGATGCCCGGCCGAACCCGCTGCGGCGTGTGGGCGCTGAGCCGATGCCGTTCCGACCCACGCTGGACCGCCCGTTTGGCCGGTCGCGGATCAACCGCAAGGTCATGTCACTGACCGACCGGGCCGTGCGCACCGGACTGCGGCTGGATGTGCATGGGGAGTTCTTCTCTGCCGCCCAGTACCTGCTGTTCGGCGCTGACGACGATGCGTTCAAGGACGAGAACGGTAACCAGATCCCGCTGTGGGATTGGTACATCGGCCGATTCAAGACGCTCTCCCGGGACGAGAACGGCGAACTGCCTCAGTTGCACGAGATCGCCCAGAAGTCTCCCGAGCCGCACATCGCCACGATGCGGGAGTTGGCCGCCGAGTTCTCCGGTGAGACGTCCATCCCGATCTCATCGCTGGGGATCGTGCAGGACAACCCGAACTCGGCTGAGGCGATCTACGCGGCCAAGGAAGACCTGGTGATCGAGGCGACCGCCGCGAACCGCGTCTACGGGGCGTCGCTGAATCGGGTGTATCAGAACGTGGTGATGCTGCGTGACGGTGTGGATGCGATGAGTGATGAGTTGCGTCAGGTGTCCACGAAGTGGCGCAACCCGGCGTTGCCGTCGGTGGTGTCGTCGTCGGATGCGATGGTGAAGCAGATCAGCGCCATCCCGCGGTTGGCCGAGTCGGACGTGGCCCTGGAGGAACTGGGCTACGCCGATGAGCAGATCGCGAGGTTGCGGGCTGACTGGCGGCGCAAGGATCAGGCCGACGCGCTGAACGCGCTGGTGGCGAACCGTGGTGTGGCTGGGTCGGCGCAGGAGTCGCCGGCGGAGGTCAAGGCTCGGGCTGATGCGATGGGTGTGTTCATCCGTGCCGGGGTGAAGCCGGAGGACGCGGCACGGTTGGCTGGGCTGCAGGGTGTGGAGTTCACGGGCATGGTGCCGGTAGCGCTGCGTGTCCGTGAGCAGGGCGAGTAATCGGTGACTACTGCGGCTGATTTGCAGCGGCGTAGCGCGACGCTGGAGATCATCGTTGGCGCGGCCCAGGAGGATGTGGGCGGGCTGTGGCGGTCGCTGTTGACGGATGATGCTGAGCGGGCTGCTGCGGGGCTGCGTAGGGCGCTTCCTGAGGTTGTCGAGCAGTACGGGTCTATGGCCGCTGATAACGCGGTGATCTGGTACGAGGACGTGCGCCCCGCTGGCGCTAGGTCTTACCGGGCGCGGAAGTTCACCCCATCATCGTTGGCGACCGCTGAGGGGCTTGCGACGTGGGCCGCAACGCCGTTGTTCTCGGGGGATGTGGGCGGCGCGGTGTCCCGGGTGCTGGGCACGACTCAGAAACTCGTGACGGACCATGACCGGGAGACGATTGAGCAGAACGCAACCCGCGACCCGATTGGTCAGGGGTGGCGGCGCAGGGCGTCGGCCGATGCGTGCGCTTACTGCGCTTACATGGCGGTGGTGCTGGACCAGCCGAACTACGAGACGGCCGCGAGGAAGTACCACGACAACTGCCGGTGTGTGCCGGTGCCTGACCTGCGGGGTGACTCGTTGCCGGAGCAGCCGAACGGGGATGAGTGGCGGGGCGTGTTCGACCAGGCCCGTGCCGACATTCTCCGCGAGCGTCGAGAGTTACCGGGATGGTCCTCGTTGCGCCGCAGCGGCCGGTCGCGGCGCTACCCCGAGTACCAGTTGACGACGAAGAACATCTTGGCTCGGGCTCGGCGTATTGAGCCGGGCTTGTTCCGTGACGGCGTGTTCACCACCGCCGCTTAGAGACCACCCGCGTCCTGCGGGTTTACGCCGACACCGGGCGGTCAACCGGTGGTCATATGCCGACGGGCTAACGGAGGAAACGATGAGCGACACGCCTACCCATGACGGAAAGCCGGCGGAGGATGTCAACCCGCCGAGCGCCCAGGATCAGGCAGCGAAGGGCGGACAGAGCGGGAACTACACGCCCCCCGCAACCCAGGCCGATCTTGATCGGATCATCGCAGACCGCATCTCCCGTGAACGGGCGAAGTACGCGGATTACGACGAACTGAAGTCTGCCGCTGAGCGGCTGGCTGAGATCGAGGAGGCCAACAAGACCGAGGCTGAGAAGCAGGCGGAGCGACTCGCCGAACTCCAGGCCAAGGTCACCGAGTACGAGACCCGCGATCAGATCAACGCGTGGAAGGCCGAGGTCTCCAACGAGACCGGAGTCCCCGTTGCCGCCCTGGCCGGGTCCACCAAGGAAGAGATCGAGGCGCACGCCGAGACCCTCAAGCCGCTCATCGCCCAGCCCAACCAACCACCCGCCAACCAGCCGCTGCGCACCATCGGGAACCAACCCGAACGCACCGGCTCGGTGCCACTCAAGGACCAGATCGCCGCAGCCGAGAAGGCCGGCGACAAAGCCCTCGTGGCATCACTCAAGGCGATCCAGTTGGGCTCAACCGAGTAACCAACCCTTCCCGAATGGAGTATGACCATGACCGGTATCACCGGAATGGGGACGACCTACAACCTCCCCAACTACGTGGGCGAACTGTTCAACGCCTCGCCCGAAGACACCCCCCTGCTGTCCGCTATCGGCGGGCTGACGGGTGGGCGCTCTGCTACCGCGAAACTGTTCGAGTGGCAGGGGTATGACCTGCGGGACGCTTCGGCGACCCGGCAGCGCCTGGAAGGTGCTGACGCCCCGGAAGGGGAGCAGCGTCGCCGGTACTCCCAGCACAACGTGGTGGAGATCCACCAGGAGGCTGTGGACCTGTCCTACACCCGGCAGGCTTCGACCGGGCAGCGCAACACTGACGGGCAGCCGGTGGTGACCATCAATGGCACCACTGTTCCGGCGTCGGAGATGGCGTGGCAGTTGGAGCAGCAGTTCAAGCAGATCGCCCGGGATGTGGAACTGACGTTCATCGCTGGCGAGTTCCAGAACCCGTCCGACAACACCCAGCCGCGCCGCACCCGCGGCCTGTTGGAGGCGATCACCACGAACGTGGCGAATGTTGCGGAACTCACCGAGGAGGCCGTGATGGACCTGTTCCAGGAGGTCTGGACCAACGGCGGCATCCAGGAGGGTGAGACCCGCACTGTCATCGTCGGGGCGACCCTCAAGCGGGAACTGTCCAAGATCTTCATCAAGGACCGCGGGTACGCCGAGGACAGCCGCAACGTTGGTGGCGTGAACCTCCAGACGTTCGAGACCGACTTCGGCCGGGCCAACATCATGCTCAACCGGTACATGCCGGCTGACACCCTGGTGGTGGCTTCGCTGGACCAGTTGGCTCCGCGGTTCCTGGAGATCCCCGGCAAGGGGCACTTCTTCGCTGAGCCGCTGGCGAAGACTGGCAGTGCGGACAAGGTGCAGATCTACGGTGAGATCGGCCTTGAGTATGGGCATGAGGCCCAGCACGGCAAGTTGACCGTC